TTACCTACTACATTAGCTAGTGATAGTGATGTTCCTATAATTGATAGTAGATACCACGAATGTTTAATTTATTATGGTGCTTGGAAAACCGCAGAAAGATTAAGAGATATGAATATGATCCCTTATTTTAAAAATGAGTGGCTAGAATGGAAAGAAAAGGTGGTCATGGATCGTCAGCGTAGAGCAGGAGAGCCAAAGTTTAGTATTAATTATAAGGATTTCTAATGCCAAGATTGCGGATTAGAGATTTTTCAGGTGGTTTAGTTACCAATCAGTCAGAGTTTGATATTTCTGAAAGCCAATACACAGCATTTACAAATGTATCCAATAAAAAACCAGGTCGTTTAGAGAAGTTTAATTCTGAAGCTACCATTAGTGCTGCTAGTTCTGGCTCGGATGTTCAAACAGAGTTTCTTTTATATCGCACAGAGAAAAATGCAGCAGATGCAGACACATCTACTACCTGGTGGGTATATGGTAATGGTACTGTATTAAAAAGACAGGATACCTCTACAGGTACAGGAGGTTCTTGGGCAGATATTACTTCAGGTTGGTCAAGTTCTCCTATCTATGATTTTTTAGTACATAATCAGGCATTACGGATTTCAGATGGGAGCTTTTCTAATGATACTAAATGGTATGGTCATATTAAAAGAGATATTTTTGGTCAAAATATTGCTTTAGGTGATGCAGCGAGTGATACCAGCACTCAAGTACCAAGATTTGCTACAGTTTACCATAACCAGACATTAAATGATTGGTATGTTCAAAATGCAGCTATACCTGCACCTACGATTGTAGCAATGCACATGGCACACGATGGATATTTAGAGTTAAGTGGTGGTGTAATTGCTTCTGGTGATGCTACTGTTACAGTAAGTAGTACATTAAATCTTACCCCAGGAATGAAAGTGTTTAATAATGCAGGCGATAGCGGTATCCCAACTGATGCTTATATAGCATCTATAACTACAGATACTCGTTTTGAAATGAGTGCCAATGCAACTGGTAGTGGTTCTGGTAGAACTATTAAGTTTTCCGCATTAAAAGAAAATAATGATGTAGGCATTTTTGTATATGAGCCTAGACATAAATACGATGATAATGATACGGAAAATGACGAACATAATGCTTGGGTAAATGCAATGGATAATGAGACTTTTGATCCTGCGGATAGATGGGCGGTAACATACTTGTATGACTATGTACAAGAATCTTCTTTATCTTTAAATCGAGATGGAGAAATAGGTGTCACTGGTTTTGAAGTGGAAAAAGGCTCAAGTGAAGAATCAGATAGTACAGGCACGATTGCAGAAGATTTAACACTTACAGAGGGAGATATTAGTGTTTCAGATGGCGCACTATTTACAGCATATACTTATATTAAAGTAGATCAAGAAATTATGTTTATTACTGCAATCAGCAGCAATACATTGTATGTTAGGCGTGGTCAATTAAATACACAAGCAAAAGAGCATATTTCTTCTGCAAGTATTTCTTATCGTAGCTCACCACAGAAAGGTAGAGCAATTAATTTGGTATTAAATGGTTTAGCTGCTGCTGGATACCATAATCCTAGAATTACTGGTCTAAATATATATTGGCAACCAAAAGATGATGTAGACTGGTATCTTGTAGAAACATTAGATATTAATAAAGGATATTCGGAAAGTATTTTAGGTAATGTTCCAGATCCTTTTTATGCTTCCAATAGTTATAATAGTTATGCGCTAAAAAATTATGGTTATTGGATACCATGTCCAAATCCTGTTGCAGCAGATGATGTTACAAAAGCATCAGACGGTTCAGGAGCGCAATTTACCGCAGATACAGATGATTGGACTGGCGCAAATAATGATTTTGATAACTCTACATCTGGTGGTGTAGCGATTGCAATATTATCAAGAAAGGAAAGCAATGACAGCACAAATCTAAGAACACAATTTAATAGATTAGGTGCATATCATACTCCGTTTACATCTATTACTACTACCAATTCTAAGCTAAAATTTAGAGCAAATAATAATGTCAATCGTGTTCATGCTCAACATACAGCTACTTATGCAAACGTAGTAAAGCAAAACCGTATTACGACACATACCGCATTACAGGACAAAGCAACTACTTGGTATATACCTTTTGATGGTTTAAAGCTGGCAACGTATAATTCTTTAACAGGAAGAGCAGCAAAAACAAAATTAAACTCTATTAAATGGAATACTTCTGCTGTAGTAAATCATAGAGCATATTATGCAGATATAGATACGGTTGATGAAAATGAACAGACCGCTAGAGAAAAAAATCGAATATACTTTACGGATCAATTTAAATTAGATGAAATTTTACCAGGTAGGTATTTTGATGTAGGTAGAAACGATGGGGATGAGATTGTCAAATTAATATCTTACAGGGATCGTCTTTTTGTTTTTAAAGGAAAAAATACCTACGTTTATAATCAACGACATCAACTGGAAAGAACATATATTGGTGTAGGTGCTATTCATAAGCACGCAGTAACCGAAACACCTTTAGGTTTGGTATGTGCAAATAAACAGGCAGTTGTAGCGGTAACTCCAACGTCTGTGCGTGATTTATCGTTTAATATTAAAGATACTTATCAAGGGTTAACATTTGAACAAACTGCTCTTGGTTACGATGGGATACAAAATGAATTATTTGTTATGAATGATGCAGATGCAAATAATGTCTATGTAATGAATTTAGATAATGGTAGTTGGGTAAAACGCGCGATTGATGCTGCTGATATAAGAAGTAATTATGTTCAAGGAGGGTCATTACGCCCTCAGTATCTTGAAGTTCGATCTTCTGTGGCTACAGTAAATCGAGTTAATACAGGTTCTGCTTCTACCTCTAGTCTTTTAATATTAACTAAGCGTTTTGATTTTGAAGCACCAGATGTGCAAAAAAGATTCAGAAAAATTACAATGGTCTATAAATCAGGCACTGCATTGACTGTTAATTTATATGTAGATGATGGATACACAACTGGTACAGTAGCAGAAACGGTTACAATGGGGACACATAGTAATATTTTAAGTGCAAGTAATGCAATTAGAGCAGTAGGAAAAACATTGCAGGTTAGTATTGCATCTACCAGTTCAGATATTGAATTAGACTCTATTGATATAGATTATGATTTATTAGGCAGTAATCCATAATGCCAGATGTAACACAAGATTTACTTTTTACCGAATTAGAATTAAAGCAAGATTCAATTCTTCCTTTAAAACATGGATTGTATTCAAGTGGAGAAGGTGCAAATGGGAATCTATGTATTTGTGTACATAATGGCACACACTATTTAGGTATTAAAGTACAAAGTCAATGGCATTATGTTTCGATTATTAATGCAGTGAAGCTCGCAAAAAGTGATACGCAAAAAAATCAAACAGAATTTAAAATCAATAATATTGTAAAAGATAATTTTGCTGACTATTTATATCAATTTCAAGATCTTATACTAAATTTATTACGCGATGCTTCTCAATTAGGTTCTTGGGCGGTAGGATGTAATTTTGAAATTAACTATAGTCATAGCGATGATTCTATTGTGAACTATTTAACCTTTAATACTAATTCGGCTAGTAGTGGTGGATCTGCTACAGTAGATGATAAATCATTTATAGTCCCATTTGGCTGTAAACTAAAAAATATTAATTTTGCTATTACGGTAGCTGATGCTAGTGAGTCTGCATACGCATTTGAATTATTAGTTAAGAGTTATACTAGCAGTTCAAGTAGCCTAACAACAGAATCTACTATCTCTTTTTCTGCAACCAATCCTTCTGGAGCAGCTATTCGATATATAAACGTAGTGATTAACGCATCTATGAATATTACATCTCATTATTTTGTAACTATTCGCCAAACAGGATTTCCATCAAATAATGCAGCAACTAAACCTTCTAAAGCAACAGCATATTTTGAAGCGATATAAATTTTATGAAACTTAATAAAAATAATTACTTATATAACAATATAGGAGCAAGTTATGTATCAAATTGTAGACAATCCTAATAAGAAAAGATATGATATTATTAATACCAACACAGGTGAGGTAGTTGGTTTTGAGTATTATTCTAGGACAAAAGGACAAGCAGGATTAGCCTCTAAATCACTTCGTAAACAAAAAGCAATGGATGCTGCTGAACGTACAAAGGCAAGACTGCAAGTAAAAGATACTACAGAAGCTGAGGTTACTCCAGCAGGTATTACAAAAACAGAATTAGGTAATTATACTTCTGAAAAAACAGGGGAATCGTATTCTTCATTAGAAGAAGCAATCCAAGCGGAAAAAGAGTTTGATAGAAGGCAAGGCTTAGAAGAAAATGTAGAAAAATTTGAAGCACGAATTAAAGAAGCAGGTAGACTTAGGGAAGATTTAGCAGAAAGGACTACTGCGAGACAGCAAGGACAATTATTAAATCAACTGCAAAGATCTATATTAGGAGCTGGAGGTGAACAAGGGCAAGTAGAAGCACTTACACCAGGAATACAAGAAGGAAGTCAACGAGCGTTGCAAGATTTGCTTACTGGTAGTCAAGCAAAAACCCAAGAACAGTTAGCTACGTTTGTTCCTACTGAAATTAGTGCAGACTACAATCAGGCTAATTTATCGCAAGCAATGCAACAATTCTTGATTGGTGAAGAAACGGATAGAGCAAGAGTACAAGCAGGTTTTGATCAACAACCAGAATGGTGGGAGCAAATGCTAGGACAAGGAGCTGGAACATTAGGCTCATCATTGGGACAAGTAGCAGGCTCAGGTCTTTTAAAATTAATTACTGGAGGAGTGGGATAAGATGGCTTTCAAGTTTAAAGTAAAGAAAAGACCAAGTATGGGGCAAGCAGTTGCCAGAGCTTTTGTTGCAGGAGCAGCGCAAGGTGGAGCTACCGCTTTGCAAAATGCTATGAAGGAAAGGGAAGAGAGGAAAAATAATAGTACAAAGGAATTAAACTCATTTAATAGTGTTATTGCTGGTTTACCTTCTACTCCAGAAAATCTATCAAAGATCATACCAATTAAAAGCAAAATTGCTACAGGTGAAATTACCGCAAGCAATGGTTTGGATATTTTAGGTGTAGATTTAGACTATCAAACAGAAAAGCAAAAACAAGATGAGATAAAAGCAAGATCTACAGCAATAGAGCCAATGATTCAATCTGCTGAAAGAAGCGCGATGGCAAGTGCAGGTATGCTAAGTACAGCACCAACTAAAATGGAAAAAGATGTAAGAACTGTAGAAGCTAAAAAGCGTTTAGGGTTAAAAGGTGAGCCTACTCAACCATCTACAATAGCAGAACAGCAACTTAAAGATTTACAAAGATCTTTAATAGAAACAGCTAACCTTGCAGGAATGACATTCGATCAGTATTTAGCTACTAATGTAAATGATGTAGATGTCAAATTGTATAAAAAAATGACAGGTACTCAACCTATTCAAGATGATGGAATGAGATTAACAGATACAGCTCTCACAGGAAGTAGGTCTATTATGCAACCTCAATTTAATACAACTCAAGCTGAATCAACTTCTCAACCTCAATCATTTGAAGGTACTAGAGCTGTAAATCCAAGTACAGGTGAAGTGTTAATATTACAAAATGGCAAATGGCAAACGGTAGAGTAGGCTTACCACCATTACCAGAGGGTTTTATTGTAGAAGAAACTCCTATGCCACCATTACCACCTGGCTTTGAGTTAGAATCTCCTAAACTAGAAACGGTAAAAGTAGATGATCTTTTCCCAAAAGAAGATCAACCACCTAAAATTGATGATAGTCAACCCTCCTTACGAGCTGCTCCAGAACCAACAGTAGGGAAAAAATTTAAAAACTTTATTCGTAATATTTTTGAGGATAAGACCGAAACCAATGTAAAAGGTCAAATGATATATCAGATTAGTCAGGATACTGGTAGATCACTACGAGATGTAGAAAAGAATTATGATTTACTGATTAGAGATCCAAAGATCACTGGTATTCAACCCGATCCAAGCACTATGGAATCTATTGAAACTGCATTTTCTGCTGCAATACCCATTGCAGCTTTATCCAATCCTTTAACTCTATCTTTAAGTAATAGTGTATTATCAACATCATTAGGCGTAGCTACCTTCATGGCTTTAGATGAAGCAGAAAACGCTATTATTTCTGCTGTACCAGATAAGATTAAAAGAATTATAGGTGCAAAAACAGGTGAAAAATATAAATTAGGTGGTGGTAAGAATATTTCTGATCTACTTCCAGAGGATGCTTCAAGAACTTCCAAAGAATTTGTTGAAATATTAGATTTAATTGGAAAGGGTATGATTATTGGTGGTGTTCGTAATCGTACCAAAGGTGCATTTGGTAGACTTTCTGAGCAGGTAACAAAAAAATACATAGACGAGTATAATTTACCTAAAGACATTTATATGGATGCTGCTAAAGTACGATCTGTATTGAGACAGGGTAAAAAGGATAGGTTTAGTCCTGAAGAAAAAGATTTGATGAATGATTTAAACTTATCAGGATCTCAAGTGCGTAAAGCATTGAAAGATGGCGTTACTATTAGAATACCCGCAGAAAAAGTAACTAAGCTAGTAGATAGAGCATGGTGGGGTAAGGTTAAAAGTGCTTTTGGTAAACCGAAGTTAGGTATTCCAGATAGAATAGTTAGAACAAAAAGAGCAGGAGAATTAACAGAAGCACCAAGAGGTTTACTTACTGAAGGTCAACCTATAACACAGCCAAAAGTAAAGCCTCCTAAAGTAGAAAAACCAAAAATTACTCAAAAAGAATTACAGGAATTATCAGATTTAAAAGCAAATCTAAATACTACTTTTAAAAGACTTTCAGACCCTGATAGAACCAACACTCAGTTGTTACAAGATCAGCGTTCAGCACAACGAATGATTAAATTGATACAGGACAAAGAGCCAGAATTTCAAGCTCCTGAACTTCCATTTGAATCTGATATAAAAGATGTGGATGCTAGTAGTTTAAGGCAAGCAAATATTGAAGCATCAGAAAGAGTACAGCATTTTAGTGATACTAAGGCAGCAAAAGAAAGAGTAGAAGATGTAGAGAGGGTTAGTAGAGCAGAGATCACTCAATTTTTACGAAATGCTTTCGATGTTACCATTCGAGGTAAGGCTACACATAAAATGAAAGGCGTAGCTGGGTTTTTTAGTCCTGTTACAAAGACAGTTAGATCAGCAATAACAGACGATATTTATGTCTTATCACATGAAGTTGCACACTTTATTGATAATAAGATATGGGGAAATCAGCCAAAACAAAGACCGCAATTTGCGCCCTGGCAAAATGAATTAGGTAAACTGGACTATGACCTTACTAAACAAAGAACCAGTGAAGGTTTTGCAGAGTTTATTAGGCATTTCGTAAGTACAGGTAAAGCAAAAGAACTAGCTCCAACTTTCTATGATTATTTTGTAGGAGATTTTGCTAAAGCTAACCCAAAGATTTATGAAGATATATTAAAATTAAGAGACTTGATGACTCGCTATAATAAACAGGGATCAGTTGAGAGAGTTAAGTCTCAAATAAACTTTGATGGTAAACCGCCTAAAGAGCCAATAATGGAAAGATTAAAAGATGTAAACTTATGGTTAAAGAAAAGTTTTTTAGATGATATTGCATTTTTATCAGATATAATGAGGCAGGAGAAAATAAAAGATTTACCAGCAGATAAAGATCCATTACAATTATTGAGAGCATTTAAAGGAAAAGCTCGAAGTAAAGCTGAAATGGCAATTCGTTATAATACAATAGATTATGTTGGTAGAGTAACTGGAAAAGGTTTAGTAGATGTATTGAAACCAGTATCTAAAAATAAAAAAGAGTTAGCTGATTTTATGGCATACGCATACGCAAGAAGGGCATTATCAAGACCTGATATAGATGCAGGTATTGAGTTAACAGATGCTCAATTTGTTTTTGATAAGTATGATAGTAAAAAATTTAGAGAAGCAAGTGATGAATTAAGTGGGTTTGCTGATCGTATTTTAGAATACTATGTAGACTCTCGCGCTATTAGTCCAGAAGCAAGAAACAGAATTAAAGAACTCAATCCTATTTATCTACCATTATATCGCTTTTTTTCAGATGAGCCAAGATTTAGATCAAGGGGAAGTAAAGTAAGTGGTGGGAAGCCAATAAAAGGATTAAAAGGTAGTGGTAGACAAATCTTAAATCCGATTGAAAGTATGATTAAATATGTTGAAAATATTTATTCTTCAGCAGATAAAGTAAGAGTTGCTATTGCATTAAGAGATTTATCTGAGCAAAACATTCTTCCTGGAAAATTAATTGAAAAAGTCCCTCCTCCAATTCAAGCAACTACTATAAAAACAAAAGATTTAAACAAAAAGTTAGAAGCTAAAGGGTTAGGGATCTTTAGCATATTTGAAGATGAACCTGCTGCGATACCTGATGTAATGACAATGTTTTTAGCAAGCAAAAATTATTCTGGAAAAGAAAGCATTATCCCTATTTATGAAGGGGATCAAGTTTCGTTTTATGAAATAGATCCAAGATTATATTCTATGATTAAAAACTTAGATCATTATCAACTAGACCCTGTAACAGATTTTTTCTTCGGTAGACCTACAAGAGTTTTAAAATTAGGTGCTGTTGGTTTAAATGCGGGGTTTAGCTATATAACAAACCCGATACGAGATTTAGTTGCGTATTCAATATTCACTAAAGATAAATTACCAAATCCAGCAGCTCCTATGTTTGCATTAGCAGCCGATCTTGGTCTTGGTACAAAGGCGGGTAAAGATGCTTCCAGAAGATTTAAAGCAATGGGTGGAGAGATGGCTACAATCATGGGAAGGGATAGAGCTAGATACCGTAGGATGGTTGTAGATGTTGAAAATCAAGCAGTGGGCGGAGTTACTGGAAATATAAAAAATGTTACACTACATCCAATAAATACCTTGCGAAGAATTTTTGAAGTTCCAGAATTAGCTCCAAGAATAGCAGAATTTCAAAGTAGAATTAAATATTATGAAAAAATACATGGTAAAGATTCAGATGCAGCATATTTAGCAGCATTTAATGAAGCACAAGATATTACAATTAATTTTAGTAAAATGGGTGAAATTTCAAAAATCCTAAATCAGTTAATACCTTTTTTTAATCCTACATTGCAAGGTGGAGAAAAAATATATAGAGAGGCAAAAAGCAACCCAATGAAAGTAGTAGTGCGTGGGACAGCATTTATTACTACCGCAGCTAT